GGAGTAATTCCTATTAGTTTTGGTTTAAATTAAGGTATAATTAAATAAGAGGATATAAATGGCACAATTACCGCAAATAAAAAGTTACGAACAATACTTAGGTGAGATGATTAGAACATACACCAGTAAAATTGGAATTAATGATGTTAATGCTGGTGGAGCGATGATTTCGTTCTTTGAAGCGTTTGCTCAAGCATTATTTAGAACATCAGGAGATAATTTAGCTATTCTAAGGGATTTTAGTTTAGATAGATCTACAGGAGATATTCTCAAGAGAATAGCTTCTGAGGAAAGAATTATAGCTAAAACAGCTAAGGTGGCTACAGGAACAATTACAGTAAGTGATTCTAATTTTACAAAAATATCTACCAAAGTTTTTGCAGGTGGAAATAGTGTTAATGTAGGTTCTAATGTCATTAAAGTGTCAGATACTTCTTTATTTCCAGCTTCAGGTAGTGTGTATATAGGTAGGGGAACAGCTAATGTAGAAGGTCCTTTGACCTATAGTTCTATTTCAACAGTTGGAACTCATTTTGAAATAAACTTATCAAGCCCCACTACTAAATTTCATAATGTATCTGAAACTGTTATTCTTTCACAAGGTGGAACTAGAAACATTACAGCAGGAGCAGTTGTTTCTACTAGTGGAGATTCACCAATATCTTTTTCTGTAACAAAACAAGCATCTATATTAGATGGAGAAGATTCTGTCACAGGTGTTAAAATAGCAGCTCAACAATCAGGAGAGGTTGGTAATGTACCAGCGGCTTCTATTATTTCTTTCGGTTCTTTACCGTTTACAGGAGCAACTGTAACAAATCCACTTCCAATAACAAATGGACAAAACACAGAAACAGAAGAATCTCTTAGGAATAGAGTTAAAAAATCAAGACAATCAAAAGGATTAGGAACTAAAGTTGCCATTAAGAATGCAACGGATGGAATTCAAGCTAAGGATGAAAGTTCTACAGTTACCTCTACAGAAATATTCAGTAATGGAACAGAAACTGACTTATTTATAGATAATGGAGAAGGTTACGAAGAAAAAACAGCAGGAGTTGGGCAAGAAGTTATTGTAGACTCTGCTTTAGGTGGTGAAGCTAGATTTCAATTAGCCACTGGCGGTTCTCAAACAGGAGTAGCCAAAGCATCTCTTTCAGCTACAGTTGATGGCCCATATAGTATATCTGGAAACGATACCTTATCTATTTTAGTAGGCGGTGTTTTAAGTGAACATACCTTTTTATCTAGTGATTTTACAAATGAAGGTTTTGTTACTGGATATGAATTAGCGTCATCAATCAATGCGAATTCAAATTTACTTTTTTCAGCTAGAACATTAAATAACGGTAGTCGTATCATTATAGACTCCAAAACAGAAACTAATGAATTTATTCAAAAAGCAACTCCATCCTCAACTACAGGGAATGATGTTGGGTCGATTTTAGCCCTTGCATTACATGAGGTTGAAACATTAAAATTATATAAAAACAATTCTCCTCTTAGCCGAAGTGGCCGTTCAGCGTCAATTCAAACCGCAGACCAATCGTCTTGGGCAAACACCATAGCTAATGGAGACACATTAATTATAGCTGTAGACGGAACATCATCAATCACGTATACATTTACAGATGGTGATTTTCAGGCAGAAGGAACTCACACTACAGTTAATAAGACCAACTCACTACAATCGTAGGGTAAATGTCATGAATACAAAGATAGTTGGAGCATCAGCGTCAATTAACGGAAATAGTATAGTTCTTAGTTCTAATTTAGGAGCAAACGCAAGAGCTGGTATAGTTATCAGTAACTCTTCAACATTAGTGTCTAACGGTATGTTTACTCTTACTTCACTAACAGCTTCTGGTGCGGAATCAGATTATACATTTTCTAGAAATACAGCTCAGTTAAAATTAACAGTTCCTNTAAGTGCTGGAGACAGATTGACAGTTGGAACAGAAGAAACACAAGCTCAAATTAGCTCAGGAGCTATTGTTGGTGGTGTAGTTTCTATCCCAACAGAAGCAGATTTATGGGTTTTAGTAGATGACCAATCAGCCTCTANAATATCTCATGGTGTNGTTAGCGACTCTTTAGTAGACATTACAAAAGTAGGAAGNAACACTGTCAGGTTTAGATCACATTTATCAAACGCCTTTACTAATATTCAAGTAGGTGATTATTTTATTTTATGGTCAGAAGAAATAAACGCTAATACAAAACTTGAAGGTAAGGTATTGGCCATAGGTACACAAACAAATCCAAATGATTATTTTGAATTTGAAATAACTACAACGCAATATGGTAACATCGTACCAGAAACAGCTTTAATATTTAAGAATGGATTAATATTCTTAAGATCAGCGTTGACTCCTCAAAAACTAATCGTACCAGCGGCAACTGACAATATCAACAACATCGCTAGTAATTTAAATAGTGTTCTTGTAGGTGCAACTGTATCAATAATCAATGACGAAAACTTTATCATTAAAACAGACACCATTAACACAACAGGAAGTGTTTTAATAGTTACGTTCAATAACGGAGCAAAAGCATTAGGTTTTACAGAGGGAGATTCAGACACATCTAAGAGTTCACATTTTGCTAATGAAGAAACTACAACATCAGATGCTCAATTTCCATTATTTATTACAAGTAGTTCTAATTCTGAACGAGAATCTAACAACCCTTCTAATAGAATTACTGATTTTGTATCTACTGATAACATTAGTACATTAATAGAACCAAACGAAACAATTTGTTTTACAGATAAATATTTAACTAATGGAAACTATATAAAAGTAGCTCAAGAAGCAGGGGAATGTGTCCAAATAGACAATATATCAGGCACAACTATTTCAATAGATAGAAATGATTTTATTAGACGAATATTAAATGGAGATAGATATCATGTACTAAGAGGATATGATTTATCTAGTTCTGATACGGTTACAATGATTTTAGATGGTGATGCAAGTAATAAGACATTTACAGTTCCTTTATATAGAAACGCCACAACAAACAACACAATAAATAGTGACCCTGTTAATTTTTACGCATATGATACAGATGCAGGAGCTACTGAGGCTTTTTCTACATTTTTTGGAAACACATATAGTTTTAAAAATTATAAAGTATTCATGAAAGCTAAAAATATCATTGATCCAAACTCTAATGTAGCTCAAGACGCTATTTTGTTTAGAAGTGCTTCTTGGGGGAAATCTGGTGAACGAATTAAGGTTGGTTACTCTTATCCAACTACACCAAATTCTACCATATCAGACATTCAATCAAGCGATAACGAAGCTAAAATTAAAATACAGCTTCAATCTGGGGCGTCTATTATCACAGGTATTGATGGAACAACTACGTTTGACATAACTGTTACTCCAAATACTCCTTCAGCAGGGATTGAAGAGATGACTTTTAATTACAGTGGAACAGGAACAGCTCCTGCTCTAAATTCTGTTTCTGTTGGTGATTACGTTACTATTAATCAAAATGGTGAATTTAACACTGCAAATGTAGGTACGTTTAGAATAGTTTCACTCACTGCATCTTCATTTACTGTAAGATTACCTAACGGAACAGCAGTTGGGGAACTAGCGAAAACAACATTAACAACAAATACTATTGTATTTTTCTCACCTTTAGCAACAACAGCTCAAGACATAGTTACTTATGTTAATTTAAACCTATCTGATTTTTTCACAGCATCTTTAATTGATGACACTGGATTAACAGGTTCTGGTGTTATAACATTAAGTACAGAAGAAGATAACGGATTTGCTTTTGATTCTGTATATTTAAAAGATGGTATTAATTATATATCAGCCTCTAATTTAACAGCTACCTCACCAAGTCCACAGTTTACATTTAAAACGCCATTGCAATTGTCTAGTTTTAATACACTTACAACCAATGCCTATTCTTTTAATAATGGTGAAGAATTGAGATTTGTGCCGGTAATGGCTAAACAAATAAAAGAATTTATATCAATTCTAGCAGTGACAGGTGTAACGACCGTTAGTAATATAAATACATCTAATAGAGCTAATAATTTACAAGTATCCACACAGATCTTAGGTAGTGGAGGTGCTTTTAAATCAACTGGTGGTAGCGGAGATGCTACATCCGCTTCTGTTTTAGGTGCTTCGGTAATTACAGCAGATAAAACAAAAACTAAAATATCTATTATTAAATCAGCATCTGCTGGATTTCACATTGGCCAATATGTTAATGTCACAACAAGTATCTCTCAAAACAAGAAAATAGGTGTTAAATTATCTAATAATATAACTACAGTTCCTAATTCGCCAACCATCGGTAAATCAACAGTTACTCTTGGCAATAAATCTGTAGAGGAAAGATTTTTTGGACAACCTAGAAATTTCATAAGAACAGACTCATCGGCTTTTCATGTTGAAAAACAAGGTAAATTATCATACATTAGTTATGACGGAGCTACAGGGGTATTTGGTGGATTTATTAATCAATCTGTGAATTTAAACGCCACAGGAAACATTACGGTAGACGTTACCAAAAACACAAATACAGGTTATTTAGAAATTGCAGTTTCTGTAGGTGTACTTAACTTTTCTGAAATATCAGAAGGTGACATTGTAACAATAGCTGATTTATACGCCGTAGGGTCTAATGTATCTTTTAATGTAGTGGGTATTTCAGACGACAAGGCAACTATAGCAGTTGAGGATAACGGAAGTGCAAATATTAACTCTACGATGTTAGCTAGTAAAATAACAGCTATAACTAGTGTTAAAAAAGGTGATTTTGTTAATATATCTTCTCCTTTTAATAACCTGAATAAAGGTCAATATAATGTAATTGAAGTTAATAATAATGGATTTTATATAGAAAATAATACCGTTACAGAAGAAAGATCTATAATGGCCAACACAGCTAAGGTCATTACATTTGACGCCACAACTTCTCTTGATATATCAATAGCAAGTGGGCAAGTTGTTCTTTCCCATAACGGAACAGGAACAATACCTAGCTTTTCTTTAGTAAAGACAGGTGACTTAATTACAATGGGAAGTAGCTTTTTGGCAGCTAACCAAGGTACATTTATGGTAACTGATTCTTCAGCTACTTCTATTACCTTTGTTAATGCCAGTGCAACAACTGAAACGGCTGTTACAAGTGCTGTTTTATCTGTAGCGACACCTCCATTTGTCTTTAATTCTTATGAAAATACAATGGTTGGTGATGTTTTTTCTATATCAGGAGATGTTCTAGGAACTTCCAATCAAGGTACATATACGATTTCAGAGGTACTTAACACTCATAGTGTTGTAGTAGATAGTGTATTGTCAGCACAAACAAATGTAGTTTTGGCCGACAAGGCTTCTCAAATAAGTGTCGTTGAAGAAACACCATTCTCATCATATAAAAGAGTAGACAATAAGTATAGAAGTACGGTAAATGCTGATAGATATATACTTGTAGTTGATGGTAGAGAACAAGTGGATAAAATAAATGAATTAGCAGGGGCTAGTGTATCTGCTGTTGGAAAACTTGGTTTTTCTCAAAATAAAATAATTGGAATAGACGCTTATAGATATTACACTGGATTATTAGCCGAGGTTAATAAGGTAGTTTATGGAGATCCTAGAGATGAAGTAACATACGAAGGAGTGTCAGCGGCAGGAGCTGAGATTTTTATTAAACCTCCTCAAATCAGGAGAATAACAGTATCAGTAAACATTAGGGTGAATACAGGTATCCCTTTTAATAAAATTGCAGACCAAGCTAGAAATAACATTGCGGCTTTAATTAATTCAACAGCAATTGGGACGGCTATTGCGATTTCTGATATTATTTCATCAGTTAGTAGTATTTCTGGTGTGAAATCAGTAGCAATTAGTTCACCTAGCTATGATGCTGTTAATGATGTTATATTTGTAAGTCCTTTTGAGAAACCTTTTGTATTAGAACCAACTAAAGACATCATTGTAAGTAAAATAGGATAATAATGGCAACAAACTCATCTGATCAGAAAAAAAGATTAAGACAATATTTAAATAAATCCATAAAAGGACCAAACACTAGCGCTATCTTAGAAGCTCTTGCTCCTGGTTTAGCTAGTCTTGTAAATAATGTAGAAGCTGTTACAGATCAGTTGTATTTAGTATCAGCTTCTGAACAATATTTAGATCAAAGATTATCTGAAAGAAATGTAGTTAGACCTGAACAAATTGGTATTGCTGATGACATTGCTAAGCAAATTGGTATTGAGATTAGTAATAGAAAACAAGTTAGAAGTTTAATTAATAAATTACTTGAGATTATGTATGGTGTAGACTTTACAAGAGCTACAAGTAAGTCTAATCAACTAGAGCCATATTCTTTGGAAGATGGGGATACAATCATATTAGAGTTCGACAATAAAGATAGTTTAGAGATTCCTTTTACAACTAGTCAATTTTCAAATATTAATTTCGCCACAGCTCAAGAGGTTGCGGATGCAATTACAAAGGGTATTAGGAAACTAGGTGGAACAGGGTCAGCTTTATCAAAAGACGATGGTCTTGGTGGGTATATACAATTAATATCTGAAACTAATGGTCCATCTTCTTCAATTAGATGCTTAGGTGGTAAAGCTCAGAATCAACTACAGTTTGATTCTATTAGGCTAACAACAGGTTCAGCTACGACACAATGGACACTAACACAAGTTGCTGGTGGCTCTATTAGAGCTACTTGGACTGGTGGTCCAACTCCTTCTATAGGAAAAGTAAGAAAAGATGATTATATTAATTTATACGGTACATCTTTTAGTTTAAGCAATAGAGGGACATTTACTATTACAAAAGTTAATGGTGGGTTAGTTAATAATGCTTATGTGGAGTTTAATAACCCTAATGGAGTTCCAGAAACAGTTAGTCAAGGAAGCTCTAGTGCGATGTTATTTTTTAACCCTTCTAGAACCGTTTTAACATCTAAACTAATATATGCTACAGCTTATCAAACGGAAGCTCGTGTTTTAGAAGTGTTTATTCCAGCTACCACTAAAGTTGTTAGAAGGGGTAGAATTGGTTCGGCTCATTTAATTGACAGTGGGTCATCTAATGGTGATTATGGTCCATATGTGTTTGACATTAATAAAACATATCAAATAGGGGCTGAAGAGGCTAATACAACAGCAGCTTTATCATCATCTAGCTCAAATATTATATCAGTAGATAACGCCTCATCCATGCCAGATGCAGAGGGGTTTTTAGTTTTTGATTTTGGAGGAAAAAATGAAGAAGGTCCCGTTCCGTATATATCTAGGCCAAGCAGTAATAATATTATTATTAGTCCTTCTTATAAATTTAAAAACCAACATCCATCAGGTACTAATATTTCATTAATTAACAGGAACTTTTCATATTCACCATCACAAGATGGAGCTGATTATCCATTTTTTATAACAGATGTAGTGTCAGGAAGACTGTATGCAGAAAGTTTAATACAGGAAGTTACTGCCACTGGTATAACATTAGTTATTTCAATTATATATCCATCAGACCTTGGACTTGGGAAAGGTGGAACGGCATTTTCAGAAAAAACAAAGATTTGGGGAGAATAAAATGGGTCAACCAATTATATTAAGAGGAATGGACGTTAAAATATTCATTAATGGTCTATCTTATCCAGAAGCTCAAAGTGTGAGTTATGTAGAAGATAGGCAGGATGAGCTAATATATGGAATTGACAATGTATTTGCGGCTGAAATTATAAGTAATAAGTATTCTGTTCAGGGTAGAATAACTGGATTACAGTTAAAAGACGATAAACTGTCCACTAGAAAGATTATTTCTAAGTACAATAACATATTATCAGCACCTTACATATCAATATTATTAAAAGATAGACACACAGGGGCTACTTTGATTGAAATTAGTCGAGCCAGTGTTGATCGTAAATCGTTTGAAGTAAGTGCCAAAGGATTGGCTAAGGTAACACTTTCGTTTAAAGCGATATTCAGCAAGCCAAGCTAGGCAAATAACAATCTTTATAGTGAACATTAAGTAAAAAGGTATAAAAAATGGCAAATAAACGAGCACTTAACATAGTAAATCAAGCTAGACTAGATACACCTGATCTTCGTTCAATTGAATCTGCCGTAAGAAATGACTTTGATGAACTATTTAACTCATTGGTTTTAGGTGAGAATAAGAGTTACGTTATTAGAGGAATGGAAATACAAGTCACAGGTTCTACAATAGGGGCTTCTGCCAATAGTTTACAGTTAATTGTTGAAAATTCTTCATTTTTACATGGTAGTTCAAACACTTCTGGTACTTTTTTAACTATACCAACAGGTACTGCCAATGAAGTACTTAATCCAACCACAAATACAAAGATTGTAGGGTCATTTACACCTAACGCATTGAATTATATAGGAATAGAGCTTGATAGGGCGATTGATAATACAAGTACAGGCCCTAAATACCTATGGAATCAAACATCAAAGAGTGAATTTATTAAAATACTTCCTTTAGCTGAGATTCTTAACTATAAAATACACATCACATCTTCAATTTTTGCATCAAATATACTTCCAATAGCCGTTGTCACAACAGATGGTAGTAATAATGTAAAAATAATAGGAGATAGAAGGGAAAATCTATTAAGATTAGGAACAGCAGGAGCATCAACGCCTAATCCAAGTTATAGTTACCCTTGGACTAACGGTAGATTGGAAAATCCAGTAGAAAGTAGCTCAAGTACAAGCCCATTTCAGGGTGGTGATAAACAATTAAGTACACTAAAAGATTGGATGGATGCCGTAATGACATCTATAAAGGAAATCAATGGGCAGTCTTTTTGGTATTCTCAACCTACAGGTGGTTCGATTGTCAATTTAAGACAAGATTTAGCTAATACATATATTAGTGGTTCTGGTCAATATATACATTCAGCAACTGTTGGTGGGCAAATGAATTGGAATTCTGATTTATTTTTAAATCTCATTTCTTCAAGAGTGTCATATAAGATATTAGCAAATGCAGCTACAACTGATATTTCATTGTCAGATGGACAAGTAGCTTATTTAGAATTAGTAAGAGG